GCACCAGTCCGCCTCGTCTGGACTACGTCCCACCCTGGTTTTCATGTCCTGCTTGGATTCAACCTCCCGCTTGTCCCCTTTAACCATGGTCCATTCCCTCATGCAGAATTCATCCATCACACTCTCTGGGAGGCCTCGCACCTGGTCCGCCTCGACCGCATAGCGCACCGAGAACCAAAGCTCAGTGACGAACTTGGAATAGTGCTCGTTGCACTGCTTAAGCCTCTTGCGGCGTTGTTTGGCATCCCAGATCCAGTGATCCAGGGAAACGGGCCTGGTGGTAGGTGAGCCGCCAAACTCAACCGGGTTGCACTGGGCTGACCACGCCCTGGCCAAGGCAGTACCCAGGCTGCCGCGCCCAGTGGAGTCATGAAAGAAATTCTCAGGGGTGATCCCGAGCTTTTTGCAGTATTCCTTCACAAACTCGGCAATCTGCTCTTCTGGGTCTTTCCCGCCCCCAACGAGGGGCACAATCTCTGGCCTGTGAATCAAAAGCCTGGTCTTTTGGGAAGTGTCCTTCCCGAATTCGATGTAGCCGCACATGCAACGATCCCCGCCATAGGCCGCATCCAGGCCGCCAATCTTGGTGGGGAACCCTTCCCAAACTATGTCCCTCGAATTGGCCTTGAACTGAGTGCATAGATCCCTGGTCAGCACCCGCTTGACCAGGCTGCCAATCTTCATGGTGCCGATGCACTGGCTGAAGTATTCAGGGGATTCCTCCCCGAAAAAGGCCTTGGTGTTCGCGATCTTCTCCCGGCTGATCAAGTAGGGATACCTGGCCGGGGTGCCTTCCGGGTCATCGAAGTTTGGACTGTCGGTGCCGACCAGATTGACGCACCGGCCATTCATGAACCGAGTATCCCAGACGGCAGTCTTCTCAGGTTCCATGTGCGAGCCCCAGCCATCCTTGGGTTCAGCCGCCCGGCCGAGCGGATCCAGGATGTCATTGGGATTACCCAGAACTATGGCTTTGAAGTCGGCGTTCTTGTCCAGGTTGGCAAAAGCATTGAGAAACCCGGCCCCCATGAACTGAGCCTCGTCAGCTATGAGTCTCATCCGCCTTTGCTTGATCCCAAGATACTTCCCTAGCCCAACGAACCTGCCGTTCTGCACGCAGGGAATGCCGATGATTCCCTTGCGGAGGTCGCGGATAGAGCCCTCATCAATGATGTCTGTGCTGATGGCGTGCTTGGACTCGATGAGGTGGCCGGGGAGGTCGAATCGGCTTGTGGCAAAGTCATGGAGAGACTTGATCTCCCCCCAAACCCTCAATTCGAGGCCTCGAAGGTCGGTTGAGGAGACTAAAATACAGGTGTGCTCCGGGAAGCAATAATAGTCGATCAGACCCCACCAGGCGGCAAAGTGAGTCTTACCAGTGGACCCGGCACCCATCAGCACGGTGACCTTGCTCCGGGTGGTTTCCTCCAGGCATAGCTGGACCCATCTGTGATTGTCTAAGTGTGGCCAGAGGATGTCCCTCAAAGCATTGTAGTGATGTTCCAATCCAGACCCACATTCCCTGCCATCTTTCCACCAGATGCCACCCTGCTGTATGCAGGCCATCTCTATTGCTAGATCGGTTGCATCGAAAGGCCACCAAGCATTGTACTTGAAGATTCGGTCCTCAGGCATACATTCGCTCCAGACGTAATGCGCTAGTCGTCACAGCGTGGACCACAGTTCTCGCAATGTGCAATTGCAAACTAGCGTATGGCTTCGAACGTCAGAATCACAGATGGTTCTTGGAACTGGGTTGGGGGTGTCGATGCCGGCAAGGTTTCCTCGCTTGCGACCGAGTTGTTCCCTGAAGGACTGAAACGCAACCAGCTTGCGTGGATGTCCAACTGCACCGTCCGGGGCGGCTCGATCTGGCCGCGCACCGGCTGGAGGCGCAGAACCAAGGTCCATCCTGGCAACGCCCTCTACCAGGGCGGCTTCCTCTATGACAATTTCGTTGGCGGGACTTTCCCCTATCTGATGCTCTCCATTGGTGGAGAAATGTACCAGGTTCGCGTCGACCTGGACGACAGCGTGGTCAACCTGTCCACGGTTTTCGGCCTCTCTGATCCTGCAGACATTCCCTATGCCTTCTTTATCCAGGGCGAGGAGTTCATGGTCAAGCAGGCTGGCGATGGGGTGACCTACCCCTTGATCTGGGATGGGGTGACGCTTCGCAGATCCACTGGACCAGGTGCAATCGTTGGCTCTACGGCCGCGCCGTTCAATGTGCCTGCAGCTGGGGGTTGGGTCGATGTCACGCTGGCCGGTCCATACACCGGGGCCAACAACCAGATCGTGATGATCGACAACCAGTCCTATATCCAGGTGGTTTCGACTCAATCGATCACTTTTCGGAACGATGCGGCCGTGGCCCCGGTTGGGTCCATTTATCCGGCCGGCACCAGGATCCTCGATGGCGGGGGTGCCCTGCTTTGCACGACCTTGGCAAATTTCATCGTGCCGGCCATTGGTGCGACGGTTGCGTTGCCAGTCTGGGTGGATCCTGCAGTAGGGGCCCCACAGGCAGTCACCATCGATGGCCTGGGCTGGACCATCACAGCCGTCGCACCAGTGGCCCCACCGGCCGTCAACCACGTTCTGCTGGTGAACATCTCGGCCACACCTGGTGATGTGGTGGCCACCAACACAAGTTTGGTGACCGTTTCCGAGCTGCCGCCGGCCACCTGCATGGACTATTACATGGGGCGCATCTGGTACGCGCAGGATCGGCAATACACAGCCGGGGACATTGTCCTTGGGCCTTCCGGCACTACGGCCTACCAGAAGCGCGATTCGATCCTGAAGATAACCGAGAACCCGCTGGCACTAGCCGGTGATGGGTTTGTGGTGCCCACTGAGGACGGTATCATCCGCGCTTTGAAGCACACTGCCAACCTGGACACCGCTCTTGGTGAAGGGCAGCTGTTCGCTTTCACCCGTAAGACCATCTATGCCCTATCAGTGCCGGTCACCAGGTCGAAGTGGATCACCGAAACGGAGCCACTCCAAAAGGTGGCCCAATTGCGGAACGGAAGTTACGGAGAACGGAACATCGTTAACGTTAACGGGGATCTCTTCTACTTCAGTTGGGACGGTTACCGGAGCCTTTTCGTCGCCGTGCGCGATTTCAGCCAGTGGGGCAACACGCCGATCAGCCGGAACATCAATCGGCTTTTGAACTTCAATGAGCGTGCGTTGCTTCAGCCATCCAGTGGGGTCTATTTCGACAATCGGATGCTGCAGACATCCCTGCCTGAGCAGACAGAGGTAGGCGTGGCCTTCAATGGCCTGGCAGTTCTTGACTTTGACCTGGTCAGCTCCTTGGAGGATACGGCTGCAAACACCTCCAGGCAGCCTCCAGCGTGGGAAGGGTGGTGGCAAGGGGTAAAGCTCCTCCAGCTCTTCGAAGGCGACTACGGAGGCCTCCAGCGTTGTTTTGCGGCCGTCCTGGCCGAGGATGGCGGGATCGAGGTTTGGGAACTTACCACCCAGTATCGGAATGATCAGGATGATAATCGGGTCGAATGGTTCGTTGAAACCCCGGCTTGGAACTGGGGACGCGAGTTTGAGCTGAAGAAACTAGATGGTGGCGAGATATGGATCGACCGTGTGTATGGAACCGTATACCTCGATGTCTACTATCGCCCGGACGCAGAAACCTGCTGGCAATTCTGGCACCGGACTGAGTTCTGCTCTGCGCGTACGACCTGCGAGGACCTCGTAAACCCCATCTGTTACCCAACCCAACCCTATGGAGAGGGCTACAAATTCCCGGTTACGTTGCCCACGCCCCCTTATCCGCAATGCAATCAGATGAACGCACGGCCGATGAACATCGGCTACCAGTTCCAAATGAAGATCGTTCTCAAAGGGTGGTGCCGGATCCGAGGTATCATGATTCACGCAACCCCATGGCAGAAGGCTCCATTTGACGGTATGAGCTGCAGCCAGCCATCCACCTTGATATGAACATTCCTTGTCCATACAACCAACCGTGCATCGATGACGCAAATTCGTTGGGAAACTTCTCCTCCGAGGAGCTGGATCGCGAGTTGTTCAGGAGTACTTATTTCCCAAACGAGATTCAGGACGGCGGGGGTGACATCTGGAAGGCGTGTTATGGCCTTTGTGTGTCGACTGTTTCCCAGGAGGAAGCTGATTTGTGCGCCCAAAACAATGCCAAAATCTGTGAGGCAAATAAACAGTACGGCAATGGGCCACATACTTGCTCAAAGGTTTGTCCGGATGGCGGCACTTACTCATTCACCGTCCCTGCTGGGACCTTTTGGTCCACCGAATCCCAAGCCCAGGCTGATGCCTTGGCCGTGAATTGGTGCCAGAATTACATTAACGAACTTTGTGAGTCCATTCCGGGGCCCGGCAATCCCAATCCTGGACCCACACCCAATCCGACGCTTCCACCGTCCAACAAGATAGCCTGCAATGATGCTATCACCGTCTTAGAGCCCTGCCCGGATGGTAAGAGGGGGGTCGATATTCCGGCCTGCAAGATTTGGGCAGACACCAAGATATCAGCGAACATTCGCGCCAGAACCCAAGCCGATGAATACCTGGCCAAGGGGATCGGATGTCTGACCGCTCTTCCGAAGTCCGCCTGCGTTGGTGATGAATGGAATCGCTTTGTGGTCCCGAGTCTTATTACCGGATTCATACGCCCGGTGAACTGGGAAGTTTTTGGTGAGCCACCTCCTGGCATAGAGTTTGTCCCGCAAACGACCGCCATGAAAGTGTTCGGGACATTTGGTGCGGCTGGCACTTTCGGCTTCCGCCTCACGATGGCAGACCCCAACGGCACGTTCACCTATCGGGTCTACTACATTTCGGTCATGGAGATCACCGAGTCTGAGGTGCTGACTGATGCCACTGAAGGCACTCCATACAGCAATACTATCACCGTTGTGGGGGGGTGGGATCCCAAGGTTTTCAGCCTCAAGCTGGGAAGTACACTCCCGGCTGGCCTGACACTCGACCCAGATACTGGAGTGATCTCAGGAACCCCAACTACGGTTGGAAATTATACTTTCACAATCATAGTAACCGATGCGGAAAAAGGGTCATGCGAGAAAGAATTCCAGTTGGAGGTTTTGTCGAGCCTGTTCGCTGGCTGGATATGG